CGCTTGTTAGCCCTTTTTATTGATTCGGGAGGAAGTGTCCGTAGATGAACTTCTCGGAGTAATCGCCAAAATCGAATCAGCCGTGCGGCTGGCTTAAAGCCGCAATATGCTCGGTTGGTGCAGCGGATAGCACGTCGGGCTTTCAATCCGGCGATAGGGGTTCGATTCCCCTACCGAGTATTTACCGTTCCTCCTGCTGTGAGGGCAAGGAGTAGGAGAGCGACGGTTGTTATGGTTCTCGCGCAGTATGAGTTGCGAACGGTCTGCGTTATCAAAATCGTTAGTTTTTTATTTAAATAAGGAGTTGTTGTATTATGGCAATTCACGATAGAGCTTATACTCGCGCAAAAAGTTATTCTAAAGCTATGCGGAAATATCATATTGATAGAGATGTTTCTGCTGGTAGATGGCCTCTTTATTACAACAACATTCATCAATATGCCGATAATAAAATTCATTGTTCATGCCCTATGTGTTCTGAAAAAACTAATAATAAGAATCGTAGCAGAGCTAGAGGATGGGAACCTTCAAAAAATTGGTCTATTACTGATAAAAGAAAATTAGAAGATATGAAAAGTCAAGTAGAGGAATTAGATACTTGACTTTTTTCAATTTTATGTTATAATTATATACAAAGGTAGGCCCAGGCCTATTTATAATAAAGCGAGGTGTATAGTTATGGCAGAAAATAAATTTACAGCCACAGACCTAAAAGAGATGCAAAATTGGTCATTAGATCACAAAATTGGTGTAACAATGACACGGATTATGGAGTTCAATGACAGATATGATGGACAGACATTTGTTGCTTTTAGTGGAGGAAAAGATAGCACTGTGCTACTTGATTTAGCCAGAAAGGTAAATCCAGATGTTCCCGCTGTTTTTATTGATACAGGACTTGAATATCCAGAAGTAAAACAATTTGTTAAATCACATGAAAATGTAGAAATTATTCGTCCTAAAAAAACATTTAGACAAGTAATTGAAGAGTTTGGTTATCCTATTGTAAGTAAAAAAATAGCTGGTTATGTAGCCACAGCAAAAAGAAATCCTGATTCCGCGCGAGCAAAATTTTTAAGTGGTGAATATGATAGTAAAATCTTTGGGTTTGGTGATGGAAAATGGAATTTTTTAGTAAATGCTCCATTTAAAGTGAGCGATTACTGTTGCGATGTAATGAAAAAGCAACCAAATCACCATTATTCAAAAGAAACTGGTCGTTATCCAATATTAGGCACACTAGCTTGCGAATCTATTGCTCGTCGTAATGAATGGATGCGCAGCGGGTGTAATTTATTTGATAGTAAAAAGCCTACTTGTAAACCATTATCATTCTGGACAGACAATGATATTTTTGAATATATTGTAAAATATAATATACCATATTGTTCTTTATATGGCGATATTGTAAAGGATAAAAAAGGTAATTGGACTACCACCGGTATAAATAGAACTGGATGTATTTTCTGTGGCTTCGGATGTCATAGAGAAAAATCACCCAATCGCTTTCAACAGCTAAAAGAAACACATCCAAAAATTTGGGAATATTGTATGAAACCTTGGGATGAAGGAGGACTTGGACTGCGCGAAGTTCTAGAATACATAAATGTCCCTGTCGAATAATTGACTTTCTTTTTAAATTATATTATAATATATATAGAAAGAATGAAGGAGATAATTATGATTGAAATTATCAGGCATGGGCGTCCAAGACATAAAGTTACTTGTAATTGTTGCAGTTGTATTTTCTCTTTTGATGAAAGAGACATTCGAAATAACGGCAGCCAATATGATTGGATAGAATACTTAAAATGTCCTGATTGCGATAATAAAATTATTTTACATCGTGGGAGTCCTTTTAAAGCTAAAAGGCCATACGAATAATTGACTTTCTATTAAAATTATAGTATAATTATAGAAAGGATGAGATAAGTGAATTGGAAAACTTCTCAAAATCGTAAAAATCATCAACGCGCACTTAACACTTTAGCGCGCAAGATTAATAAGAATGTAAAAGAGGATCCTATGTGGAAAGGCCGTTATTGTATACGACAATATAAATCATGGTGGCGCACAGATTGTGAGGATCCTAATTATTATGTATTCTACGCTCAATTCATTTTTTATGACAAGAAAACTAATAAAACTTGTCTTACTGATATTAAATCTGCCAATGATTGGCAATTTCTTGGCGGATATAAGCTATGGTGGGAAATGAATGATTTCATTGTTGATAGTGGAGTATGGCAAGAAGAACCTCGTATTACATATGAAAATACTCCTGATTTTCGGAATGTAGTCATTTAAATTTCATCAATTTTAGGATTGACTTTCTATAAAAATTATAGTATAATTATTATAGTAAGAGGAAAGGAACAAATATTTATGGATTATCTTGATGATTTTGTTTGCGAAATTCAATCAGATGAATATGAAGATGATTCTTTCTGGTTTTGGATTGATGAATGTGATTTAGGAATGGGGATAGAAGATTAATGTATAGTAGAGATTATCTTGATGATTATGACCCTTCATCAACCTATTCGGATGCGTTTTCTACAACTGGTAGAACCGCGGCTGAACGCCGTAAGAATGACTGGAAGTATGCCAATAAACGCAAGAAAATTCTTGCGGGTAATTTGTCTAAGCCATTACATTATTATTCAAAAAATATGCCAGCATCATACGCCGTTGATAAGCGGCAAGAACGACAAGCATTGCGTCAATTTGATAATTTTCAAAGTCAACTAAAAGAATTATTTGACGAAGAATAAAAATTGTGATATAATATTTATAGAAACAAGGAAAGGATGATAATTGTGCGTAAGACTTCTCATCGTACCGTATTCTCTTCTTCTTGGACTCGCCGCGAGCAGGCTGAAAAGCTTGATGAGTGGCAGATTTAAACGCCAGATTAGTTCAGCAAATTGCGGCCAATATTAATGGCGTTACCGCTATCTCGTGTACCAAGTGTACAAGGAGTCTTAGAATACGTGAAAGCGTATTCGGCAGCCCTGCACAAGATGCGTGGCATAAGCAATGAAATTATTACTCTTCTGGTATGGAGTAGATAATGGAGCTTGTTGTGGGTTGTAAGTGTAAACCGCAAACCAGAAAAGAAAACTTAACGTTGCGGCGAACAACAATAAAAATCGCCATTATGGGCTAGTGATGGAACGGCATACATAGCGGACTTTTCCGATTTCCAGTGAATTTATGCGAGGGCAGCACTCGTATCGGGAACCAAAAATCCGCTGCTCGTGAGAGATTGAGGGTTCAAATCCCTCCTAGCCCACCATATGAGCTTGTAACCGAATTGGCATAGGTACTTGGCTCAAACCCAAGGTTTTGTGGGTTCGACTCCCACCAAGCTCACCAAAAAAATTTATAATTCGAGTGCGAATTATAATAATTTGAGTTCGATGTTATTACTTATCTAATGTAAGGAGGTGGTTAATATGCCACTAAAATATAAATTAGAAGAAGTATTAACAGAAAATTCCCCCGTTACTAGAAAAGTTTTAATTACTTATTTAGCGAAATATAATGTTTTAGATTATAAATGCGCTATATGTGGTAATATTGGAGAGTGGAATGGAATTTCTTTAACATTACAAATAGATCATATAAATGGAATAAGAAATGATAATAGAAAAGAAAATTTAAGGTGGTTATGTCCAAACTGCCATTCTCAAACAGATACTTATTGCGGGAAAAATAAAACCAATAAAGAAATAATTAATTTTACAGAAGAAGAAGCTATAAAAGCTTTAAAATCTACAGCAAATGTAAATCAAGCTACCAAACTTATTGGCTGTTCTCAAGGTGGGGCGAATTGGATTAGAATTAATAATATAAAAAATAAATATAATATTATACAATTAGATGATGAAGCATTGAAAGAGGATGAATATATTAAAATAACTTCAGTAAAATCTTCTAAAATTGCTTATTGTAAAAAGTGCGGCCGTCCATTATCGACAAAAGATGCTGAATATTGCCAAGCTTGTATTCACGAATTTCAACGAAGATGTGAGTGGCCTTCCCGCGAAGAACTTAAAAAATTAATTCGTTCTACACCTTTTTTACAAATAGGTAAAAAATATAATGTAAGCGATAATGCTGTAAGAAAATGGTGTTTAAATTATGGTTTGCCATCTAAAAAGATGGAAATCAAAGCAATTTCAGATGAAGATTGGGCTACCATTTGACTTTCTTCTAAAATCATATTATAATTATTTTAGAAAGGATGAAAATAAAATGTATATTTGTCCTACTTGCAATCGCGGCTTTAAAAATGAAGAAATTATTACAAAACATTTTCTTCAATGTTGGAAAGCGCATAATCCAAAGCATGAATCAAAGCCCGCTCCATGTGAAGTTACAACGGAAAGAGAGGTCGGTGAAGACATAACTAATTTCTTCGCCTCATTTCATCAATGCAAGAAGTAATGTTAAAGACGCATTTAATTTGCACAGGACTTAATGATGAATACTTTGTAAAGTGGTGCGGCAAGTTAGCAAATGTTAAACCTTTTCTAAAAAACGATCTACCTGTCTTTATCATTGTAGGAACAGACGGTCGTATGGAACTTAATTGCATTGATATTAAAATGATTGAAAAATGCGCGAAAAGTCTAAGCCATCCACGTGGAAGAGAAAGTTTTACCACCGATTGCGCGCGAATCTATATGTTAGATGAACATGAGAACGAAGTATTAATGGGTAAGGTTTTTCATAATCATGTGAAGCAGTATCAACAAATGTTTGATAGGTTTGAATATATTTGACTTTCTTTTAAAATTATAGTATAATAATTATAGTAAAGGGAAAGGAATAAATAATATGGATTTAATTCAACTGCTTGAAAAGCTTCGTCTCGAATATGATGTTTTGGGCTACGATTCTACTAGAGAGCAACGAGCTGAAGCATATTATGGAAATAAAATGTTAGACCAGTGTTTAAAAATTGTTAAGGATTGGTTAGATCAAGAAGGTTATATTTGACTTTTAGCAGAAAATCTGCTATAATAAATATGTAAGGCGGCCACAGCAAATATTATTTAAGCAGTAATCTTTTAAATTATGTAGCTAAAAATCCGCCTAGAATTTGGGGATGTACCAGAACTGGCATATGGAACCGGCTTAGAACCGGTGGTTTGAGAGTTCAACTCTCTCCTTCCCCACCAGCATCACCTCCCGCTGATGTAAATGCTCTGAACTTGACTAGGAGCAAGTCGCGTTAACATTCGTTTGTTAGCTACGCTGGGAAAACGCGACTATAAAATATAAGGAAGCCAGGTCAACGGCGCTAACCGTATGTAGCGACCACCGTAACTATCACATCTTAGGAGTCCTGACACTGTTATTGGACTTAATACTCAACGGATACGCGCGCAAAACAAATCCTAGGATGTTATGGCATCATGTAGAAAGCCTTCTCGCGGCGATGCTGTTTAAACTAATTTCTACAACAAATATTTGACTTTTTCTTCAAATCATGCTATAATTATTATAGTAAAGAGGAAAGGAAGTAGATACTCTATTTAATAAAATGGTTGAACCAAGTGAAGAAGAGCTAACCACTCTGCTTGGGCTATCTGAATAACAGCCATACGATTTGGCGGGATACTACTAAATCGCGGCCGCAAAATCAGTAATGATTAGCGATAAGGAGAAACTCTGAATGTTAAGGATAGGCGCTTGGTTATCCGCTAACAAAAGCACGATTCCTCACGGCATCATAATAGAAGTCAAGCGTTAAAAGCGTAGACTGAATCCTAGTTAGGGTTTAGCCGGTGACTGTATCAAACCTAGGAAAGACCAACAAGATGCTATTGTCGTTGAAACCTAGAAATAGGCTATAAGTGAGGTTTACGGTAAAAGTAGCTTAAAGTGACAACAAGTTCTTGGTATTAGAACAAATAATACATATTTGATTTATTATTAAAGAATTTGCTGAATGGTTTAAGTGAAATTTGGGAGTAGACAATCTCCCCGTTGCTAGTCGAAAGACAGGGTGAAGAAGTTAAAGGGTCGCTACCTTTGGCTCAGCCTTCATCTTCAACGTGGCTGAATATGTTTAGAAGGATAATACAAGTACGACGAAGGTCGCAACGGTTTTATTAAATAGGGTATTTGCCCTACATGGCCCTGGAGCTCGGTTGGTCGTAGCAGGTGACTGTTAATCACAAGGTCGTGGGTTCGATCCCCACCGGGGCCGCCATAGTCACATAGAGGACTTATTCTCTATGCTTACTCAACGTCCCACTTATGTGAACGCGCGAAGTCACATAAGAGAGTCAACCCTTCCGAAGTACGAAGGAACCCCTAAAATGGTCTGTGGGGATAAGCGATGTCATGAATCGTCTAATGTAGTTGACAAAGAGTATAGGTTCGTTAGGCTCCTAAGAAAAGCCTATCACCATCACGATAGCAAATATGCGGCTGGCTGACCTTAAAGCCAAAATGTCAATTCGTAGTTGCCGCCACGGTAAATAATCCGACAAAAGCTAATAATAGAAGTCCATATAGGACGTTTGGCGGTGAGCTTTATGGGCCTATAGTTCAGCGGCTAGAATGTCCGGCTGTCTACCGGAAGATCGCAGGTTCGAATCCTGTTAGGCTCGCCATAGACTCATCCAGCAATTCTTTTGCGCTGTAGGGGCCGGTAGTATTGGTTCAAATCCAGTTCTCCTCACCATATGGGGAGATAGTGTAATGGATAGCACGCCGTAAAATGAGTCTAGTATAGCTGGGTGTAGCGCAGTTTGGTAGCGCGCTAGATTTGGGATCTAGAGGTCGTGAGTTCGAATCTCACCACCCAGACTTCTTAACCGGGTTTGAAGATTATCCCAATTGTAAAATCTTCCCCTTTCTTTCTTGACTTTTTCTAAAATTTTTGATATAATAAATATATCAAAGGAAAGGAAATAAATAATATGGATAAGAAAGAACTGTCCGCACAAGCAACCAAGGCTGAATTTGTTAAGTCTATTCATCATTGGTTAATGAATACGCTTAAACAAAATGGTAAAGAAGAATATAGTGATTGTTTTACTATTGAAGGTTCTAGTATCATGTGCCAACTGCCCGCGGATTATTTTAATCTATACTCTATTCCTGCAAATACTAAAATTGAAATGAAATTTATTTCTAAGAAATCTTAAAGTTTTAAGCCGTTACAGCAATCTTTTTTAAGTGGTTAATTTATTTTGATTGAGAAGCAAAATGATAGATGGTTCAAATCCATCGCGATTAAAATTAACGGCTTAGTATTATTATGAAAACAAGGCACATACAGCAATTACTTTTATAATTACAAAATATAGATATTGGACAGTATATTAAAGTAAATTATTGGTGCCTTGAATTTATGCCGGCGTAGCGCAACGGTAGCGCAGGGACCTTGTAAGTCTCAGGTTGTGGGTTCGATTCCCTCCGCCGGCTCCATTATTTAAAAGAGGTTTATTATGGGATTTTTTACTAAAAAGAAGCCAAATCCAGATTTTGTCCCACCTCCAGTTGAAAAGAAATGCGAACATAAATTTCAAGATTTTCCTTGGTATTTAACTTGGGATTTACAATATAATCGTTATATAATCAAAGTAATTGAACCTTATGTTTGTATCTTTTGTGGTGAAAGACGAGATAAAATTCTTGCTACTTATACAGGAACTAATTATAAAGAAGGCGAAAAGCTTTTAAATCAACTCCGGAATCGTTTTGATAGTCATATAAAGTATCAAGAAGAAGTAGAAGATATGATAAATGATATGTTGCTTGTAGACCCAGAATATTTAAAATGGTATCATTTATTACGCGAACAACAAGACCCTTCTACTTCGCGGCCACAAGCTAATTTTAATAAAAATCCAGAATTAAAATTATAATAAATAGGCACACACAGCAACTTACATAGATAATCTATGAGTCATCGGTTCGAGCCCGATTATGCAAGCCAGAATTTTGCGTATCGCCCAGTTGGTAGGGCAATAGAAAATAATGTGCCTAGATGAAAGGATTCTATGAAGATTTATATTTCATATTTTGCTCAAATTCGTAATTTCCCGCCTAATTTAGTCGGGCTTTCTACTGCGGTTTGGAACCCAAAATGGCTTCAGAAAGGAAGGAGCCAAAATGGAATTATTTGGTTAGACATTCCGCCGCTAAAGCCAGGAAAGAATTGCGATGGATTATGTAATGGTAAATGTGCTCCTAAGCATCCAAACAATTGTGATTTTTTGCGCGAATATAAAAATCAGCTAGATAAGATAAATTTCAATATGCTGATGGAGCATCTTCAAGTATTAAGTGAGACTATAAAACTTGGAGAACAATTTGATGATGTAGATTTTGCTTTGTTAGTCTATGAAAAATATGATAAGATTTGCTCTGAACGATGGCCTCTTATTCAATGGTTTAAAGAGCATGGTATCATATTAGAAGAATGGGGACTAACCTAATGGAAGGGTATTCGGCTCTGACCCGAAGTGTGATAGTTCAATTCTATCGTCCCCAGCCATATGGGAGTGTAGCTCAGTAGGAAGAGCACTAGACTTCTCAGTTTAGTTTAAAGAAAACGTGTTGGTAGGTTCGTATAAGAGTGTACATTAATTGAGAAAACCACCAATAAGATTATGGGGCAGTACCAAAGACTGGGACCATTAATCTAGGCGTCGAGGGTTCGATTCCCTCCACTCTCACCAAATATTATGCGGTATTAGCGTAGAGGCCGAACGCGGGAGTTTGCTAAACTCTGTCGATCTTCAGTGATCCGAAGGTTCGAATCCTTCATACCGCGCCAAATGTGGACAGTAGGCTTGGAAGCAGCCACCTGATAATGAGTCTTTAATTTCTCCATTTGTGCGAAATGTATTATAGGCTACGTTTGTTATAATGTCCTATAAGTATGATGTGTAGATGGATAATAGAAATATGAAGTTTAGCGTAAAAGCACACCACAAATATTGAGCTGGCCAGAGTAGCGTGCAGAAAGCTCAAGAGAATAAACACGGGGTTACTACATAATGCGGTGGCGGAACAGGTAGACGCTACACGTAAGATATTGGAATCGTCGCTGAAAAAGTGCTGGCATTTTGGAAACAATATCATGTAAGGTGCAAATCCTTACCCGCATTATTCTATGGAGTGAATGGTTATATTTTTAAATTCTTGAGTATATGAATTAAAAATATTAGGGTTCGATTCCCTACACTAAATATGATATGACAACAGTCTTTATAATAGGTATATGCGCAATACGATTAATAAAGTCAAAGTTAATACTCCAAGCTGTTGTAAGGACCCATATCATCCTTTAATATGCGCCATTAGTGTAACGGTAACATAGGTGCCTTCCAAGCATCTGTTGTGGGTTCGAGTCCCATATGGCGCTCCAATATAGGCGTGTAGCCAAGCGGTTAAGGCACATGGCTTTGACCCATGCATTCGCTGGTTCAAATCCAGCCACGCCTGCTCATTTTAGACGCCATTGTGCCGAAACAACAGCAATTATTTTTCAGCTCCATTTTATTTTTATTTATAAGGCGTCTAGTTTTGGAGGAATAATATGGCAACATATACACGCACATACACTTGGCCGCAAAGAAGTGGCACAATATTAACCCCATATTCTGCTCACCAAAGTAGTTGGACTTGGGGAACAAAAACATTTAGTGCAAGTCAAGCCGGATTGGCGACTAGAACAGGAATTGGCGAATATTGGGGAAGTTATTGCCAAGTAAGCGGAGATACCACACATTATGCTACTAAAGTTACTGCTCTTTCATGTAGTTGCTATTTTGATAATGCTAATGATGCAGGTAGCTGGATAGGTTATTATGTCGTTGGTAATAATGGTAATGATTCAGTCACAATTGTTAGTACAGGTGATCAAGATACATGGGTCAAAAAAACACGGTATACCAAAACAAAAAGCGGCCTTGCTTTAAGTGGGAGCTTTTTAAATAATGGTATATATGGTTTTGTTGTCGCTTGTTCCGCGCACGGTCAACAAGTTAATTTAGGCAGCGGATATGCCAGTTTAACTATTACTTTTGAAGGCATAAATCCGGCAAAATACTATTATAATAATCAATGGCGTGATTGTACAGTATATTATTATACAGGAGCAACTACCGGATGGAAAGAAGTTATTCCTTCTTATTATTATAATTCTAAATGGAATGAATCTTAAATATATCCAAGGAGGTATTCGGAATGGATAAAATTGAAGAATTTATTAAACGACGCTTTTCACAAAAAGACAATTGGATGGAACAAAATTGCTATTATTTCGCGCGCATTCTCAAGATGCGTTTCAAAGGTGAAATTTGGTACGATCTTGTAGACGGGCATTTCCTTTTTCGTTATTTTGACAAGTTTTATGATTGGTCAGGTTGGCGTGAAGAATATGATTTAAGTGAACCAGCATCAGTTGATAATCTAGTTAAATGGTCTGAATATAGAAAAATCGACCCAATACATTACGACAGGATTGTGAGGGATGTAATAGAATGAGTAAGTTTCTATCCAATATTAAAGATTTAAATGCTTTTATTGAAGCAATTAAGGAATGTAAGAATGATGTGTTACTTCTCAAGAATGATGGTAGCGAACAATTTAATCTAAAAAGTTCATTATCTGCCTACATTGCTTTGGGAAGGCTTGCGGATGAACATGGAGATGAATATGAAATCTTTTGTAATTCAGCCGCGGATGAATCAAAACTTTTAAAGTTTTTTTATGAACGTGACGCCCGCTAATGCGGGCGATTTTTTTATATGGGAGGTGAAAGAATGAAAAAAACTAGCACGAAAAAAACAAAAATAGACTATTCAAAATATTTTATGGCTGAAAATGGATATCCATTTACGGTCGGAGCAAGATACGTTTATTATTCATCATTAGCTAATGTAAAAACTCCTCAAGGAGTAAGGGCTTATAACGATGCGGTAAATTATTTAAATAGCGGATTGGGACAATTAACATCCTCTAAAAATGGAGAACCACAAACAAAAATGGACATGGCTCTTCAATATTTACAAAAAGCTGCATCTAATGAAAGAATTAAAGAAGAAAAATTTATAGAAAATTTTTTAAAGCAATTTCCTGAAAAGCAAATTCCTCCTGGTATTGAAAGCGTTAAAGATGATTATATGAGGTTAATTATTAAATTAAATAGTATAATAAAAAATTTTGAACCATTTAAAAAACAATTAGAACAAGAACTCGCACGAGCAGAAGAAAGAAAAAAATTAATATCAGAAGCAGAAAATTTAGTAAAAGATATAACGAACTCTAAAGAGCGCAGCCAGATAAAAGCAGAGCATTATTATTCTAATCGTACTCAATTAAGCAGTTTTCAAAATGATGACAAAACAGGAAAAACAAGTACTGTCATTAATAGTATTTTTTCTAATAAAAGTAATATAAGCATATTAACAGAAATAATAATAAAAAAATATGGGAGTAAGTTATTTACAATAAGAAAACAATTAGAATTAAATGGGGGTGAAATGAATAGTTTATTAAAAACCCTTATTGATAAAGCTAATGAAATATTTATTATAACTAAAGGAATAGAAGCAACCAAAATAAAAACACAAGATAATGCCCCACAATATCAAGAAGAAATGGAAAAAATAATAGAAGGAAAAGAATTTACTGATTTTATGGAATCTTTAGAAAAATCTTCTGCTTTAAAACCAGCTTTGACTTCTATGGCAAAACAAATGGGTATGGATAAAAATGTTAAAGAAATAGAAGATATAGAACAACAAATAGAAATAATTAAAAATCGTTTACTTCAATCTTATAAACAAATTAAGCCCCATGGTAGACGCGGAAAAAATTTCGATAAATGGAGAAAAAAAATAGGAGCTGATGATGAAACACTTAAACAAATGTATTTAAGTAGTCAAAACGTATCAATTCAATATTACTATGCCAGTGAACAAATAACTCTCATGGAAATGATTTCCGCTGGATTAGATGGAACTTTAGGAGGTAATAAAAACCCTACTAATGACTATTTAGCCGGAAGATTATTTTTTACAATTACAGAAAATGAAAAAGCGAATCAAAAAGTTGAAAAAGCTCAAAAATTAATATCTTCTCAAAGAGAAGAAGCCTTTAAGAATGTTCAAACTACTATTGATTTAACAAACTACAAAGCAAATATTGCAACTTTACGCAATTTACGAACAAAACAAAATATCATTATTCAACAAACATTGCAAAGCATAGAAGATGAAGAAGAAATCATTAATAATTTTTTAAATAGCGTAAATATTCATGGCTCTATTAAAGGATATATTAGTATTGGAGAAAACAATCGTGAATATCAAGGATTACAGGGAGCATCATTCGGTTCTAACATTTTTGAACAATTATCCATTATACAAGAAACAATGAATGGCTTTCTTACTTCTGCTGATATTAACTGGTTACTGTTTGCTATGTTAAATGCTGGCGGTGGAGCAATAGGCCAAAATAATAAAAGTTCTTTAGAAAATTATTTTTCAACAATGATTGGTTTTTTAATGTTTAATGATGCTCAGTTAATGTTTGAAGATGCTATTAGACAAATAGGCTATAATGATACTGGCGCAAATGATATTCATTTATATACTATTAATGGAATATATATGCCAAATTCTTTTATATTGCAACAAACTTACAATACATTAATAAAAGCAAGCACAGACATTAAATCAAATTTAAAAGGTGGAATAAAAGCAACATTATATACATATAATAATGGGCCAATAAATTCAGACGGTCATTTAGAAATATCCGATTGGGAAGCTACAAGTGAAGCCGCCATGGGAGCAACAAAACTAGATATGCATTTCCTCGCTGGCATACTTGATATATTAAGTAATATAAATGAAGCCATGAGTTTTTAATAGAACATTTTATTCAATCCCTTCTTTATATCTACCACATATCTCATGAGAAATAAAATCTCATTCATTCTTTTTTATGGAGGGGAAGGCCAATGGGGATACAAGCCCAACAAATATGGGAGTGGATAGGTAAAAACTTATGGCAAATAATTGTTTTTGGCTCTTTATTTATTCAAATTGCTCCCATAAAAATAAATCCTTGGTCTGCCTTAGTTAAATGGATTGGAAAATTAATCACCGGTGATGCGTGCACTAAAATTGACGGCTTGATTGAAAAAGTCAATAAAATTGATGGATTAGTTCAATCAGTAAATAATCTTAAAACCGACATAAATAATATTAATCAAGAAGTAATGACGAATGAAAAAGATCGTATACGCTGGGAAATTTTAGATTTTGCTAATTCATGTCATAATGGCAGAAAACATACTCGTGATGAATATCGGCATATAGATAAATTAAATCATAAGTATATTCAACTATTAGAACAAACCGATGACAGCAATGGCGAGTTTGAAGCTGAATATGATTATATTAAAGAACTATATGCAGAGCGTATTCGTAAAAATGATTTCTTAGAAAACAGGGAGGGAATATCAAATGACTAATTTCAAAAAATGGATCGCGGCGGCAAGCGTTCGTGCGCTAAAAACAGTAGCTCAAACGGCTGTAGCAACAATTGGCACTAGTGCTGTTATTTCAGAAGTTAATTGGGTAATGGTAGCATCTGCTTCTGTGCTTGCGGGCATATTAAGTTTATTAACTAGTATTGCCGGTCTACCAGAACTAAAAGAAGAGGAAGAAGCATAATGCTTCTTCCTTGACTTTTTTTATATTTTATTATATAATATTATTATAAGAAAAGGAGGATATTCTGTGGAAAAGCGTAGTAAAGAAAAAATTATACCGCTTGAAATTTATACTGACGGTTCATTAAAGAAAATGGGACAACAATCTACATTTGGCGGTTGGGCTTTTTATGCGCTAAGAGAAGGAAACGATTTTTATCATAAATCTGGAAGCGTTCCAATGACTACTAACCAGCGCATGGAATTAAAAGCTATTCTTGAAGCATTAAAGTATGCACAGAATATCCGCCAAAAAGGTGAAAAGTAATTATTTATAGTGATTCTGCTTATGCCATTAATTGCTATAATCAAGAATGGTATAATAATTGGCGAACCAATGGATGGCAAAATTCTAAAAAGCAACCAGTAGCAAACCAAGATTTATGGATAGAAATTGTGCCTTTCTTTGATAATTTTTGGTATGATTTCCGAAAAGTTGAGGGGCATGCTGGTAATTACTGGAATGAGCGTTGTGACCAACTTGCCCAATTAGAAGCAGAAACGCTAAAAATACATTGGCGAGGTTAATATGGATACTAGTATTTATGAAGTAACACGAGAAGATTATAAAGGTTTTGTAAACCAAATTAAACCTGAATGTCGTGATGTAAAGATTGAAGAAATCGGTGAAACTCATATCGCGGCTAAAATTTATAGTAAAAAAACTGGAAAATGTCTTTGTAGTAGAGTAGCTTATTCTGCTAATTATGGAGATCCAGAACCAGAACGATACTACATTTTTGAAATGCCCGATAACGACGAGCGCTGCGCCGCTATTCCAGTACAGCGTATCACACTTACATCAAAAGAAGAAGTTCAAGCATTTTTTGATGCAGTAAAAAAATTACAAGAGGAACAAAGCAATGGTTGAATTATTTCCTAATGTGCCTCAATACATAAGAGATTTAGCAAAATATTGGGTTGATTTAGCACTAAAACAAAAAAATATTTTTGAAGGCGTAAAAATGGTATCCGATTTTGCTAATTCTTGTATTAATGAAGAGGATAAAGAATTTGTTGATTTTTATTTTAAATTAAGATTGGAGCAATTGAAGAATGAAAGTAATAATGATTAGTGGGAAGAGCATGTCCGGTAAAGACACCGTAGCAAATATTATGAAAAGAAATCTAGAGAATGCTGGAAAGCGTGTATTAATTATGCACTTTGCAGATTTAGTTAAATACTATGCGACACAATATTTTAATTGGAATGGTGAAAAGGATGAAGCAGGCCGCAGTCTATTACAAGAAATTGGAACAACTGTTATGCGCGGCCGCTACCCAGAGTATTGGGCTGAAATTATTGGAAAATTTATTGACGCCTATACTATTCCAGAGCATAGTTTTTTTGATTATATTCTAATTCCTGATTGGCGTTTTATAAACGAATATGAAATTGTTTATGATTATGCTGCCATTCAAAATAATGAAACAATTACTATTCGTGTAATAAGATATGATGAAAATGGCCTAGATTGGGAAAATCCCAACATGACTACTGACCAATTAAAACACATCAGTGAGTGTGAACTTGATAATTTCGCATTTAACTGGATTATAGAGAATTGTAAGGGACTTGAAGACCTAGAAGGTAGTGTAGATGAAATTCTAAAAGAGGAGCATTTTTATGATTGATTATTTCACTAGTGAACCAATGCGCTATTGGGCGCCCGCGAGCTCTATGTCTCCCGCTGTTAAACGCCAACATCTTGAACAAATGATTGCAAGCGGTCAATATATCTGGAGCCGCAAGTATGATGGTAACTGGTCTCGCGCTGTTATTACACCAGAACGCAATGTTCTTCAAACTCGCGGCATTAGTAAGAAAACTGGCACTTATGGCGAAATTCAAAACAAAGTTTTCTTTTGGGAAGATGTAGTAAATGCGTTCACTGACACTACAGTGATACTTGGTGAAGTTTATCTACCTGGGGGCATTGATAAAGATGTGGGTTCTATTCTACGCTGCTTAGACCCTAAAGCCCAAGCCCGACAAAAAGATAAGAAACTTGAATGGCGTATTTTTGATATACTTGCTCTAAACGGAAAAGATATGATGAATACTGCTGTAGAAGAGCGTGTCAAATTTATTCCAGAAGTAGTAAAAATGATAAACAGCCCACTCGTTACTGGAATTGATTATCATTATATGGATGAAGATTTCTTTGATGATTTAAATAATATTTTTTCTGAAGGTGGCGAAGGTGCTGTTTGCTATAAGCGTTCTTCTATTTATATTCCAGGAAAGCGGGGTCCTTCTGCTTGGGACACTTGTAAAGTAAAGCAAGAAATTTCCGCAGATGTAGATTGTTTCATTACTGGTGTTGAGCCTGCTGTGCGGGATTATACTGGTAAAGATATTGGCTCTTGGAATCTTTGGGAAGATGAGCGCAGCGGCGAAAAAATAACTGGTGAGTTGTATGGCGAATATCGTAATGGCAGAGCTATTCGTCCAGTATCTAAAGGATACTTTTATGGATGGCCCGGCGCTATTTATACTAGTGTATACGACGATAATGGCAATATCATTCCATTGTGTAAAGTCGCTGGTTTAACAGAAGATTTCAAAACTGAACTTCGTGATAATTTTGATGAATGGTATATGTGCCCGCTAACTATTGGTGGAATGATGGTTTCAACGGCTCAAGCAGAAAGTGATGGAACCGGTATTTCAATTCGCCACCCTTATATAAAGAGTATTAGAAAGAATGACATCAATCCAAAAGATTGTACATTGTCAAAAATTCTTTCTTAATATAAATAAATAAGTTGTCCCTCCGACAACGAGGAGGATTAAATGAGCGACCTAGAATTTTTGGGTTTTGCTAACGATGTTAGCACTTTAGACCCAGTTATGTATCAGTATTTTAATCAACTCTTAAATAAAAGAACTATTATTTTAAATTCAGAAATTGATGAAAGTATTTTAGAAACAGTAGTTCTTCCATTAAAAGACTTTGAAAATGATAAAGATGACACTCCAATTACATTAATTTTAAATACTCCAGGCGGTTCAGTAGCAGATGGGCTTATGCTATGCAATGTTATAGATAACTATAAGCACCCATTAGAAATTATTGTTCCTTCATATTCTTGTAGTATGGGAACAATTATATTATGCTCTGGAAACAAAAATCCAAACATTACAAAAAAAGCTTACCCATTTTCATTTGCTTTATTCCATAGCGGCCAAACTTATGTTGGCGGCGAGTCAACTTCGGTAGATGATGTAATTGATTTTAATCGCGCAGTTGATAATAAAATTCGCGATTATGTAGTCAAAAATACTAATATCTCTGAAGAACTGTATGCGGCTCATCATAGAAAGCAATGGTATCTTACCGCTGAAGAAATGCTACAGTATGGATTAATAGATGAAATTATTGGGGCGTGATAATGTGATTAATTTTCTTGATACTTCTGCTATTTTAAATGGAGCATTAGATTTATATGACAATATTTATATTAGTCCATTAGCCATAGCAGAATTAGAGAATATAAAAACCTCTATTCATAAAGATGATAATCTCAAATATAAGGCACGACGAGCTGTTCGTGCTATACTTTCCAATAAAAAAATAAAAGTTCTACCTGTTTCACAGAAGCAGGTAGATAAAATTTTTAAAGAATATCCCTTCTTAATGGATATTAATGACCACTATTTATTATGCGAAGCAGTAATTATTAATAGAAAGAAGGCACATGTGAATTTCGTAACGAGTGATGGCGCATTATACGAAATAGCGCAATATTTAGAGTTACAGGAAGTCACATATTTAAATGAACCAGAACAAGAACAAATTAAAGAAGCATTTTACTGTGGTTATGGAAAGTATTATCCAACGGATGATGAACTTATAACTCTATATTCAGAAGGACTAAATCAAAATGTATTAAACGCAAAAGTGAATGAATATTGCGAAATATTTGACAAAGAAGGCAATTTAGCCGATATATTACGATGGGATGGTAAATCATATCAAAGATTGCGTTATACAAATATTGAAAATAAAACTCTAGGTATAAAAGTTTCACCACGCAATTTAAATCAAAAAATGATGTTTGATTTATTACAAAATCCAAATATTCCAATAAAACTTATTACTGGTGTTTATGGTAGCGGCAAAGATTATTGCGCTCTTATACACGCGCTCAATTTAATTGAAAAAGGAAAGAAAAATAAGTTGGTCTTTGTTCGTAATCTAATTGATTTAAAAGATACTCCACAAATTGGATTTCTACCAAATGATATAGAGCAAAAAATTGGCTGGG